CAAAAAGTATCCTTGCCCAATTTCCCGGCCTGATTTCCCCAATTCAGAATATGCCTCTCCAGCATATTTACTTTTCAGCACAAATTTGATCTGGCTGAATTTTTTATCGTCATAACCCCCATCGACCACTTCACACCCGTCAATGCGTCCGTATCCATCCCACGAACCCTCGCGCTTTGTCCCATCAGGGTACAAGGCCACGACCTCGTTTAATTGAGGAATGCCGATCGCAGGCACGACCACGGGCAAATGCGTTTTCGCGCAAGTCATTGAAAAAAATCCCATGCTAATCTCCGATAAAAAGAAAAGAAAAAATAACGGCTAGCCAAAAAGCGGCGGCTAGCCAAGCCGCTAGACGGTCATCCATCGATTAAATTGAAAAGCGTAGCGACCAAATCGGCACGAATTTCGCGGCTTTCGCACCACTCCAGCGCCTCGCTTGGCGACAAAAGTTTGATGACCTTGCCCCCGTAGTTGCCATTTCCCGATCTTTGGGCGCACCAAGTCAATGCGCCGCCATTTCCGTACAAAAAATGCTGGCCCTTTTTTGTCTGAAAAAGCGTTTCGTCCAGACTGCCAAAATCGTTATCGGGCAGGTCATTGCACCAAAATGCCAACCGTGTGGCGGTATCAGTGTTGTATATTTTTCCGTCAATAATCTTTTTCATGCTGAAACCTCAATTGTGTTTGTAGTGACCCATTCGCCCCGGTCACCGTTCCAAGTGACCTCGGGTAATTTGATTTTGTAGTGCGCGACCACTTGCATGGCCTCGCCTAGCGTCTTTTTGTAGTCGCAAAGGGGCGAACCCTGATTTATCACTGTCCAGCCCCGCTCTGAATGCGACAAATGCGTTTTGTGGTTTTCCGTCCTCCATGCTACTGTTGCGTGATATCCGGGTGCACCCTTTTCAACAAGCACTGCCCCAGGCGCGGGTGTAACCCGCTTTTCGTACCCTCCACCCTCTCGGGCTGCGTGATATCCCCCTTTGGCGGGTATCCCATCAGCAAATTGCCAACCTTCGGCAACCAACTCGCGGCGGCGATTTATTGTCAAGTTTGTAAAATCAGTCATGCTGTAACCCTGTATGCGTTGTAACCACGGATAAAACTATCCCCATGCGTGTGGTGTTCCTGAAACTCGAACACTTCGCCAGCAGACCTCAAAGCGTCAAGATAAACCGCGAGATCGCAGTCTTCTTCAAGGAATGCGGTTTCACCTTTGACGTATGAGTAGCGGCTAATTTTTTGCGCGATGCCCAGGCGCTCAAGCTCCGACAATTTAACCTCTGCCCATCCATGCGATGAGTCGGAAAAGATATTGATTTTCATTTGATAATTCCTACGTTATCGGGCAGGATTGCCCCATTAGCCCACACGAATGGGCTAATAGAGTTTCCTAACGTAATTCACGGGCGGGTATGTGTCCATGCTCACGCATGAATTCGGCAACAGTCAGGTTTTTAGCCTTGTAGGTGTCGCCAAATTTGATGAAGCATGAATAAACCGCTTCGCCGTGGCCGTTATCGTGCGATGCTTCGCCCACCAAAAAGCTATGGCCCAACATTTTTTCAGGGGGCAGCACCTCCAACATTTCCCAATACATATGCTCAGTGGTGGGAATCCATTCGTCCGGGTTCGCGTTCATAGCGTCCCAAAGGTCTTGCCATTCGAGTAACATAATTTAGCCTTTCCATGCTTTGCAGCAGCGTGAAGAAATGTAATATTGACCGTAAGGGTCACCCCTTGAATACTCGCGCAGCATTGCCCGAGCTTCTTTCAGAGTGGAAAATTCGTCCACTGTTTCAAGCTGCCATTGATCGCGGCGTTGAATGTATTTCATGGTGTTTTTGATAATTCATTGTTAAAGACAAAAACGTAGTCGTTGTTTTTGAGTTGCCCTCCCAATAATTCCCCTGTCCAGCCCAATTTTTCGACCAATTTTTTAGCCGCCAGAGCATGACAAGCCATGCCCGACAGTTCGTGAGGGTAGTCGATAGTTACTGAGCCACTTTCGCAAGTAGCCTTGATGCGTGACCCCCTCGTATTTGTCACCCCTAAATATCTCGTTTGAATTGCGTTCATGGTTACCCCTTTATAAAATCGTGAATGAATACTTCTAAAATTTGCTCTCTTTCAAGCTCTGCAAAATCCCCGTTTGCATCGTTCCACGCTATCGCGGCTCTGAGTTCCTCGGTCGGGGCTTTGTAGATAGTCCAAGCTGTTTCAGGTCTACCGTGGAAAAGGCGTACAAGCTGCCCTTCCTTAAAATCGTATGAAATCATGTTTACCTCTTTTAATCGGTGAAAAGTCACCCGATAGCCCATGGTCATGGGCTATCAGTTGCATTTTTTATGCGGTAACCACTTCAATGACGGGGTTATCAGTGCACACACAAACAATCCGCTCAAACTTGGGCGCACCCTCAATCTGTGTATTTTTCGGCGATATCGCCCCAACACTTCACGCGATAAGCGCCCTTAAAGCGCACTAGTGTTAAGGCGTATGCGTCCCCGGCGTTCAAGTACAAACAAACCCCGGCCTTCGTTTCGAAACCTTCAACCCCGTGGAATTCGCCCAAAGCGTTCAAGCACTCCATTCTGATATCACAAGTTTCTGGTGGGTGATAACACTCAGCGACTCTAGCCGCGCCCGTGGGGGTAGATTCAAGCTGTGCGCGAGTCATCAGCAAAATTTCTTTTGCTCTGGCGGCGTTTTCGCCAAAAATAGTTTTTAGGGTTTTGATTGATGGTGTCATGGTCAACCCCTTAAAAATCGTCGGCGTAGTCTTCGAGCGAAGTTACAAGCCCGTCAAAATCTTCGCTAGGGCCGAGTAGGTCGGCAAGCATGAAAACGGTCTTTTTGTCTACGCCGATATCCTCAGCGAGACACAATAGATAGTCACGGCGGCTTGTGTAGCCCTCTTGCTCATAAATGCTCATGGTTTGCTCCGGTGTTGTGCGGGATTGCACAGCATCTATTGTATGTCAAGCATAGCTTGTCAACAAGTATTTTTGTAGGTGTTTTCCCTAATCCCCGAAGGGGTAGCGGTCTGAGTGGTACAGTATCGCTATGAATACTCGCACCATACCCAAATCATCCCCTAGACGTAAGCTCACAAGGGCAGAGATAGCGAAGGGCTTAGAAGCTGTCCCAATAGCTCAAGTCATGCTAGGCGCAGTGAATGCCAAAACAACAAAGCTAACCTACAAACAGCAAAAATTCGCGCAGGCACTCGCCCTGGGCGAGACAAAAGCTGGCGCATATCGAGCGGCATATGACACGCACAGTAGCCCTGCGATTCAATCTCATGAAGGACTAAGGCTTTCGAATCACCCTAAAATCGCTCTACAAGTGGAAGCCCTCAAGCTGGCGGCTGAAGCTAGGAATTACGCTACCCCTCCCGCGCTGCGTGCCCTGGTGATAGAAAGACTTACAGCGCACGCTATCGATGACACGATTAACCCGGCCCAACGGCTCCGCGCATTAGAGCTACTGGGAAAAATTACGGAAGTCGCAGCATTCACAGAACGGCGCGAGATTGTGCGGGTAACTGACAGCGTAACGGCGCGGGACAAACTATTGATGTCGCTTCGTGAAGTACTTCAAGCAAGCGCGATTGATGTAACACCGAAACCCGAAACGCTGCCAGCTTCCGACTTGCTCGTCGCGCATGACCCCATCGCCCTGGACGAAGCCGGGGCCGACCCCCACGCACCCCCCACCCCCTAGATGCGCCGCCTTGCGCTGCGCCCCCCTACGCATAGCAATCTACTCACTAAAACTAGGCTAAATTACGTTGCGACCAACATCACTAAATCCTAGCGTAACAGGTGTTACACTAAGGGTTTTTACCTAGAGTAACAGGTGTTACACTAGGGGTAGGGGGGTATAAAATTTAGCGCGATGGGCGGATGTGTTTGATTTGGGAATGCCCCCGGTATATAATCAGTATGAAACAGGGGTGGGGTATATTTTTTGGAGAAAACGATGACACCGGCGCAGAAAGAGATTTACTTGGTGATAGATGAGTGGTGGAAGAGGCATGGGTTTGGTCCGTCTGTGGATGATGTGATGTTGATGACGGGTGAGACTGGGAGGGGGAATGTTCACAGGAAGATGTTGAAGTTGGTGGAGTTGGGGTTGTGTAAGGGGTTGAGGAACCGTCCTCGGTCGATACGGCCTGCGAATTTGAGGGTTCGGGATATTGTATGAATGAGATGACGGATGATGAGTTGATGGGTTTGCTCAAGGCGTTGCCGGAGGATAAGTTGTTGTCGGTGATTGATGCGGTGCCGAAGGGTCAGGGTGAGCATTTGCATATGATGATGTCGGACTATCTGGAGTCTTTGAAGAGAGAGAAGGCTCAGAGGGAGTTTATGGCGTTTGTGAATCTAATGTGGCCGACGTTTATTGCGGGCAAGCATCATGCGATCATGGCTAATGCGTTTGAGAGGGTGGCGAGGGGTGAGTTGAAGAGGTTGATTATTAATATGCCGCCACGGCATACTAAGAGTGAGTTTGCTTCGTATCTGTTACCGGCTTGGTTTTTGGGTCAGTATCCGAGTAAGAAGATCATTCAGTCGTCCAACACGGCTGAACTGGCGGTGGGGTTTGGGCGGAAGGTTAGGAACCTGGTGGATGGGGATGTTTTTTCCAAGGTTTTTCCGAATGTGAGTTTGAGGCACGACAGTAAGGCGGCTGGCCGGTGGTCTACGAACTCTTCGGGTGAATATTTTGCTATTGGGGTGGATGGAACGGTAACGGGTAAGGGGGCGGATCTGTTGATAATTGATGATCCGCACTCTGAGCAGGAGGCTAAACTGGCTGAAAGTGACCCCGCGATTTTTGATAAGGTGTATGAGTGGTATACGTCGGGTCCAAGACAGCGACTTCAGCCGGGTGGGTCTATTGTGATGGTGATGACACGCTGGTCTAAGAGGGATTTGACTGGTCAGGTGTTAAAAGCTGCCGCGCAGAGGTCTGGGGAAGAGTGGGAGGTGATTGAATTTCCCGCGATTTTGCCGTCTGGTAAGGCGATGTGGCCGGAATTTTGGGATATTAAAGAGCTTGAGAACCTAAAAGCAGAGTTACCCTCATCAAAATGGCAAGCGCAGTACATGCAGTCGCCGACTTCGGATGTGAGTGCGATCATTAAGAGGGAATGGTGGAAGATTTGGGATGATGATGAGCCGCCGACTTATGAGTTTGTGATTCAGTCATGGGATACCGCGTTTTTGAAGACGGAAAGGGCTGACTTTTCTGCATGTACAACGTGGGGGGTCTTTTATCGGTCAGACGACAAGGGTGTTTTGCGTCCAAATGTGATTTTGCTCAATGCTTTTAAGAAGCGGATGGAGTTTCCCGAGCTTAAACAGCGGGCGTATGAAGAATTTAAGGAATGGAACGTGGATTCACTGATTGTGGAAGCCAAAGCGGCGGGTTCTCCGTTGATATTTGAGTTAAGAGCGATGGGAATCCCGGTCCAGGAATTTACACCGACCAAAGGAAATGACAAAATAGCACGGCTAAACGCTGTTTCTGATCTTTTTGCTTCTGGCCACGTTTGGGTGCCTAATACGCACTGGGCTGAGGAGTTGGTTGAGGAAGTGGCAAGTTTTCCGTCGGGTGAGCACGATGACTTGGTAGACTCTATGAGCCAAGCGTTACTCAGATACAGAAGAGGTGGGTTTATCCAGCTGGCCTCGGATGAGGAAGATGAGCCAATCCAACACAGACGCAAAGAGCCGTACTATTGATGAACACACATCTCACTTTACCGTCGGTATCTTTGATATCCAAAGAGCTTTTGAGGCAGGCTTCGGAGACCTATAACTGGGTGCCGTATTACAATTTTCTCGTCACACCTGTACCTTGGAAAATACTTGAAAAAGACCCGTTTCTTGTCAAGCTGTCCGAAAAACGAATGTTCCACGCTGGCATCTTAAAGATGGATCCTAACACTTGTTACAACTGGCATGTAGACACGGACCGAAAGGTTGGAGTTAATATGCTGTTGTTGGGCGAGGACAGTCAGTGTCTTTTTTTAGAAGGTGAGCCGGGTGTGGTGGTCAAGACAAAAGAGCTTGAGTACAAGCCGGACACTTATTATGTGTTCAACACGCAGGTTCCTCATATGGTGATCAACACCATTGGCCCGCGCTATTTATTCAGCATTCAGTTTGTAGAGCTGGGGCTGACGTTTGATCAACTTTGCAAAGACATAAAAGGAATGGATTATGGCTATTGAAAAATCGCTGTATGCAGCGCCACAGGGTCTGGAAGAGCTTTTAATGGATGAAACATCTCCTCAAATTGAGATTGAGATTGAAGACCCCGAGTCTGTGACCATTAACACTGGAGATGTGATCATTGAGATCACACCAGAGGCAGATGAGGACTTCAATGCCAACTTGGCTGAATACATTGATGACGGCGTTTTGCAAAGCATCGCATCAGATTTGATCGGCGATTACGATGAGGATATCTCTAGCCGAAAAGACTGGATGCAGACTTATGTAGACGGCCTTGAGCTTTTGGGAATGAAGATTGAAGAACGTAGCGAACCATGGGAGGGTGCGTGCGGGGTGTATCACCCTATGCTTTCTGAAGCACTGGTGAAGTTTCAGTCCGAGACCATGATGGCCACATTTCCTGCCGCTGGCCCGGTCAAGACGCAGATCATCGGCAAAGAGACTCCGGCAAAGAAAGAATCTGCGCAGCGTGTGGCAGACGACATGAACTACCAGCTGACGGACGTGATGAAAGAGTACCGTCCCGAACACGAGCGCATGCTGTGGGGCTTGGGCTTGGCAGGTAATGCGTTCAAGAAAGTGTACTTCGATCCCGGCATGGACCGTCAGGTTTCCTACTTTGTCCCGGCTGAGGATATCGTAGTTCCTTATGGTGCAAGCAACTTGGAATCCTCACCCCGCGTTACTCACGTCATGCGCAAGACAGAAAACGAGTTACGCAAACTACAGGTGGCGGGGTTTTACTGCGACATTGACCTAGGGACTCCAGACAACGTGCTTGACGAGGTGGAAAAGAAGATTGCCGAGAAGATGGGCTTTCGTGCCACTTCGGACAACCGCTTTAAACTCTTGGAGATGAATGTAGACCTCGACCTTGAGGGATATGAACACAAAGACAAAGACGGAGAGAAGACAGGAATTGCTCTGCCTTATGTCGTGACCATTGAAAAGGGTTCAAGCAATGTTTTGGCAATCCGCCGTAACTGGGAGCCAGATGATGAGACCCATACCAAACGTCAGCACTTCGTTCATTACGGATATGTTCCGGGATTTGGCTTCTATTGTTTTGGCCTCATCCACCTCATTGGGGCTTTTGCTAAGTCAGGCACTTCTCTTATTCGTCAGCTTGTTGATGCTGGTACGCTGAGTAACCTGCCCGGTGGGTTTAAAACACGGGGTATGCGGATCAAGGGTGATGACACCCCAATTGCTCCGGGCGAGTGGCGTGATGCTGATGTGGCCAGTGGGGTGCTGCGGGATAATTTACTCCCTCTTCCTTATAAGGAGCCGAGTCAAACACTGATGACGCTGCTCAACCAGATTGTGGAGGAGGGCAGACGATTTGCCAACGCCGCCGACCTAACGTTGAGTGACATGAGCGCACAAGCGCCCGTGGGGACTACGCTGGCAATCCTTGAACGCACTTTAAAGAATATGAGTGCAATTCAAGCGCGGGTGCATTACTCAATGAAACAAGAGCTAGGTCTCTTGAAAAGAATCATTGCCGATTACGCGCCAGAGGATTATGACTATCAACCCAGCGAGGGCAGTCGCAAAGCCAAAAAATCGGACTATGAAGATATCAGTGTTATTCCTGTAAGTGATCCCAATGCGTCAACCATGGCGCAAAAGATCGTTCAATACCAGGCCGTTCTACAGCTAGCGCAGGGCGCACCACAGCTATATAACCTACCGCTCTTACATCGTCAGATGTTGGAAGTTCTAGGAATTAGGGAAATACAAAAACTAGTTCCTATGGACATTGATCAAAAACCCACAGACCCGGTATCAGAAAACCAAAACTTACTCTCTGGAAAACCTGTCAAGGCATTTATAGCTCAAGATCACAAGGCGCACATAATTGTCCACATGGCTGCTATGCAAGACCCAAAGATCATGTCTCTGTTACAGCAAAACCCAATGGCCCAACAAATGCAGGCATCCATGATGGCGCACATCAGTGAGCACCTGGGTTTTGAGTATCGCAAACAAATTGAGGAGCAGCTGGGAATGCAGTTGCCTGCACAGATGGATGAGTCTGGTGAAGAGGTGCAGATGTCGCCAGAAGTTGAAGCCCGGTTGTCTCCGTTGTTGGCTCAGGCCGCACAACAGTTACTTCAGAAAAACCAAGGCGAAGCGCAACAAGCCCAAGCGCAGCAGCAAGCGCAAGATCCTATTGTGCAAATGCAGCAACAAGAACTTCAACTCAAAGCTCAAGAAAATCAGCGTAAGGCCGCAAAAGATCAGGCCGACAACGAACTTAGAGCACAGCAAATACAAGTTGAACGAGACCGCATTCAGGCGCAGCAATTGACTGAGGACAAGCGAATTCAAACAAAACAAGAGATGGAAGACAAAAAGGTCCGTATGGATTTGCTTAAAACCTCCGCGCTGATGCAGGGTGATAGACAAACCCAGATGATGGACTTGACTGTTGATGTACTCAAGCAACTTTCTAATAAGAGTCAAGAAGAAAAACTGCGAATGATGCAAGAGCGCATTCAAAATCGACGCGGAAAGACAGGTGAATGATGGACGTTTTTAGCATTCTCATTAAACAAGCTGACGAAAAGATTGAGCAACTCAAAGATTATTTGGCCGAGGGCAAGGCCGAAACTTTTGAGGAGTACAAGAAACTGTGTGGTGAGGTTCGCGGTCTACTCATTATGCGGGGATACACTTTAGACCTGAAACAACGAATGGAGAATTCGGATGATTAGTTCGATCCTGTTGGCTACAGACGCCAACAACCCGCGCCCGGTTGGAGCCTATAACTTTACTGCGAGTTTGGAAGAGAAAGGTAAACAGTTGCCCAAGCCAATGGGATACCGAATACTTTGCGCCATTCCAGAAGCGGAGCAAGAGTTTGAGGATAGCAACATCATTAAAGCAGATGAGACCATGCGCAACGAAGAGACCCTTACAACGGTCTTATTTGTTGTTGAGCTGGGTCCAGATTGCTATAAAGATGCGGCTAAGTTTCCAAATGGGCCGTGGTGTAAACAGGGGGACTTCATTCTTGTTCGCCCCTATTCAGGCTCACGCTTGGTCATTCATGGCCGAGAGTTTCGCATTATCAACGACGACACAGTTGAAGCCGTTGTAGATGATCCCCGTGGTATTAAACGTAAATAAAAGGAGTACAAGATGCCTTTAGATAAAACAGATTACAAGTTTCCTGACGAGGCCGAAGAATCGCCGGATATTGTTATTGAGATTGATGACGATGCTCCAGCGGAAGATAGAGGTCGTCAACCCCTGCCTAAATCTTTGGTTGAAGAACTAGAGAAAGATGAACTAGATCACTACGACGATGCGGTAAAAACCAAACTCAAGCAGATGCGCAAGGTCTGGCACGACGAGCGCAGAGAAAAAGAAACAGCGTTACGTGAGCAACAAGAAGCGGTTAATTTTGCTCAAAATCTTTTTCAAGAGAATAAGCGGATCAAGAACATCCTCAGCATCGGCGAAAAAGAGTATGTATCCACCATTCAAAATTCGGCAGACTTAGAGCTAAAGAATGCCAAGAGAGCGTATAAAGAAGCATTTGAATCTGGTGATTCAGATCTAGTTGTGGAGGCGCAACAAGTTCTGCAAGAGGCAAACATCAAATCAATGCAGGCAAAGAATTTTCGCATGCCTGCTTTACAAGAGAATGAAAATCCTGTACAAAACGAAACACGGCAGGTCCAAGCTCCAGACGAAAAAGCTAAATCGTGGCAAAAGCGAAATAACTGGTTCGGTCAAGATAGAAGTATGACGGCGTTTGCTCTAGGTCTACACGAAGATTTAAGGTATAACGGCGTTGAGGTTGGATCTGAAGAGTATTACGGCGAATTAGACAAAACAATTCGCAAGCGGTTCCCGGAGAAATTTGAGGACCAGGATCGACAAAGTACTCGTACAAAACTCGGTACAGTCGTTGCCCCGGCAGTTCGTAGCACCGCACCCACAAAAGTGCGGCTAAAGCAAAGCCAAGTTAACCTAGCACGAAAATTAGGTCTAACGCCTGAACAATATGTAAAGGCACAACTCGAATTGGAGGCCCGCAATGGCTGAAGTTAAAGAAAACAGAATTTCTCGTGAGATTGAAACAAGAGCGGTGTTGGAGCGTCCCAAACAGTGGGCGCAACCAGAACTTTTACCCGAGCCAGACAAAATACCTGGGTGGAATTACCGTTGGATTCGTGTTTCGACTTTGAACAACGCTGACCCACGCAACCTTTCGGCCAAGCTCCGCGAAGGATGGGAACCAGTGCCTGTTGAAGAACAACCACAATTTTTACTGTTAGCTGATCCTCAAAGTCGCTTTAAGGGCAATGTTGAGATTGGCGGGCTATTACTCTGCAAAACACCAAGTGAATTTGTACAGCAACGCAATGACCACTTTGTCAAGCAAACACAAGCTCAATCGGATGCTGTGGATAATAGTTTCATGCGTCAAAGCGATTCGCGGATGCCGCTCTTTCAAGAGCGTAAGTCCTCAAGTAGCTTTGGCAAAGGTACTTAAATTTTAGGAGTCATAAATGGCATATCCTGTGGTTTCAAGCCCTTATGGGCTAAAGCCGATCAATCTGATCGGTGGACAGGTATTTGCGGGTTCTACTCGTGAATACGCAATCATCAACAACTACGCTACGAACATCTTTTATGGAGATCTTGTGGCTTTGGTTCGCGGTAACTTAGAACGTATTTCTGTAAGTACTGGTACGTTGGGTACGGTTGTCGGCATCTTTTTGGGATGCTCGTATACCAACCCGCTGACCAAACAGAAGACGTTTTCTCAGTATTACCCAGCAAATACTGCTGCGGGCGACATTGTGGCTATCGTTTGTGACGATCCTGACACCGTGTTTTCTGCTGTTGTTTGCTCGGCTACTACTACTGTTGCTTCTGGTGCTCGTGCAATGATCGGCCAAAACGTGGCCATGATCAACAACACTGGCAGCACTGCAACGGGTAACTCAAAGAACGCGGTTCTAGCTCCAAGCGCTACACCAGCAACGACAGATGCTCTGCCTTTGCGTGTGTTGGGTTTGAATCAAGACACTGAAGTCTCTCTTGGTCAAGCTACATTTACTAGCATTTCAACCGCCACCATTACTTGCTCTGCAATTCCATTTGCATTGCCAGTTGGTACTGATGTAGGTTCATTGGACTCTAATGGCAATTACATTGCTTCGGGTTCCTTTGTGGCTACAGCAGCTACGGCTAATGCTACGACTGTGGTTTTGAATCAAGCCCCCATCACTGCGTTTGTTGCAAGCTCCACGTTGGTCTTTAATCAGTTCCCAGAAATTCTGGTCAAACTGAATTTTGGTCAGCATGAGTATTACGCAGCAACTGCAACAGCATAAGGAGCTAGATCATGGCTATTTCACGCGCACAACTACTCAAAGAGTTGCTCCCCGGTCTAAACGCATTGTTTGGTCTGGAGTATGAAAAATATGGTGAGGAACATAAAGAGATTTATGAAACCGAAACCTCCGAGCGTTCGTTTGAAGAAGAAACGAAACTGTCCGGTTTCTCTGCTGCACCCGTCAAGAATGAAGGCTCTGCCATCGCTTACGACAACGCACAGGAAGCATGGACTGCTCGTTACAACCACGAAACCATTGCTTTGGGTTTCTCGCTGACCGAAGAGGCCATCGAAGACAACTTGTACGACAGCCTGTCTGCTCGTTACACCAAAGCCCTGGCCCGTGCTATGTCGTACACCAAGCAAGTTAAAGCTGCTGCCGTCTTGAACAACGGCTTCAGTGCTGCTTTCCCTGGTGGTGACGGCGTTGCTCTTTTCAGCAGCGCACACCCATTGGTCTCTGGCGGAACCAACAGCAACATTCCATCTACCCCAGCCGACTTGAACGAGACTTCCTTGGAAGCCGCCGTTATTCAAATCAGCTTGTGGACAGATGAACGCGGTCTGTTGATTGCATCCAAGCCCAAGAAATTGGTTGTTCCTCCTTCATTGCAGTTCGTAGCAACACGCTTGCTTGAAACTGATCTGCGGGTTGGTACTGCTGACAACGACATCAACGCATTGAAGAACAATGGTTCAATCCCTGGGGGTTACACCATTAACCACTTCTTAACCGATACAAACGCTTGGTTCCTTTGCACCGACGTTCCAAACGGCATGAAGCACTTTGTGCGTACACCACTGGCCCAGTCAATGGACGGTGACTTCGATACAGGTAACGTCCGTTACAAGTCTCGTGAGCGTTATAGCTTTGGCTTCTCAGACCCTCTGGGTATGTTTGGCTCCGCAGGCGCGTAATTGAAAGGGAGCCTTGTGCTCCCTTTCTTTTTATTGTACATTTAGACATCCCGGACTCATCCGGTGTTCTGACAGCTCCGGGCTGACGACATGCAGACAGAACACCTCAACTCGCATGTGAGGAATCATTATGAGCAATACGACCTTTTCCGGCCCAGTTCGATCAGAGAACGGCTTTCAAGACATTACCGTCAACGCCACTACTGGCGCAGTTACCGTCGATGCCACCTTTGGTGCTACGACCAGCGTAACCAATCTGACGACCACCAATTTGGTGTTCACTGATCAAAACCACCCATCAACTGCCGCAATCAACGCCACTGCAACAGCCACTGCTGCTGAGGTCATCACCGGCTACATCACCTCTACATCCGCAGCAGCAACCACCATCACTTTGCCTACTGGCACTTCGCTTGGCGCGGCTTTGGGGGCAGTTCGCGGCACCGTGATGGATCTGTATGTGGACAACACTGCTGGCGCAAGCACTGTGACCATTGCTGTTGCCACCAACGGCATTTTGTCTAGCGCTGCTGCTGACACCCCTGGCAGCTTTGGTGACCTGACAATCGCCTCTGGCGCTACTGGTCTGGCACGATTTACCATCATGTTCTCCAGCGCCACTGCATACGTGTTTACACGCACTGCCTAATCAACCCAAGGGGCTTCGGCCCCTTTTTAAAGGAGATTGATTATGTCAATGCAATATGACGTTAAATCGGCTCATACCGAAACAACAGGCACGCTAGTGTCACAACGAACGCGTTTGAAGGCATATCACTGCATTTCTGGCGGAACCGCTGGAGATGTTATTTTTCGTGATGGCGGGTCAGGCGGCACCTTATTGTTGCAATTTAATATTGGTACTGGTACGCAACCAATCAATATGCTGATACCCGGCGAAGGTATTTTGTTCCAAACAAACATACACGTTACGCTACCAGCTACTGCAAAAGTCACGGTGTTCTATGGCTAAGAAGAAAGGCCCAGTTCTCTCGGTTGGTCGGGGTGAGAAACTACCGATCTCCAAGGGGGCGGGCCTGACTGCCAAAGGTAGAGCTAAATATAACGCAGCAACAGGCAGCAACCTGAAGGCTCCTCAGCCCCAGGGTGGCAAGCGCAAGGACTCGTTTTGCGCACGCATGTCAGGTATGCCCGGTCCAATGAAAGACGAGAAGGGCAAGCCCACTCGCAAAGCCGCGTCACTGGCGCGATGGAAATGCTGATATGGAAATGATGTTGTGGAATGCAGCCTTGAGCGCCGTTGTGGCGGTTATGGGCTTTTTGCTCAAGGGCAAGTTTGACGAAATTTCCCGGTTGGGCATTTTGCTGAACAAGACCCGCGAGGAAGTGGCACGCGACCACGTTACTCGTCAAGAGTTCCGTGCCGACATGCAACAGTTGTTAGACAGGTTTGACCGGCTTGAGCGCAAGATTGACAGCTTGCGTAATATTAATGTATCTAACTAGTAACATTCCCTACTTCAAGTGCTGGGTGCGTAAGGAGTTTACAAACGCTCATCAGAACTACCAAGGCGAGTACCTGCACGGTCTTGCGGTGGCAGTGACCACTATTCCTGACCGCAGCCTGAGTTTTCAGATCATCTTTACGGGGCTTGAGGCCGAAGATGAAAACTTACATGGCGGTGCGATGTGGGCGCGAATGCCCCTTGCTGCGTTGGTTGGGGATATTCCGTTGGAAGTGTGGCCCGAACGCATGTTGAATCATTTGTCGCAACCTTGGGACTGCAACTCGTACAACCATTCAATCATCAGTTTAGAGAGAGCCAAACCTTCTCCTTGGATATGTAAAATTGGTGGCGAGTTTTACACCGGACGGTATCTATTCACGGTAGACTACGCAGAAAGCGATGTGTCGGAAGACCCATCCCAACATAAACAAAGTCATGTCTTGATACTTACGGACGCAGGTAAATGGACTGGGAATGTTGTGGCGCTGCCAAACAACCGGGTTCGGGTAACAAGCCCTGCCTATTGGCAAACAGGGCAGGGTGCGCCTGATTTCAGGCCCAACCAATGGATTCATTGTGCAGAGCAGGATAACTCGTACATGGATGCAGGTGAAACTTTTAATAATCTTTATCAGGAGTAAGAGAAATGATGAAATCTAAAATGATGGCCTCTGGTGGCGCTATGAAATCCAAGATGATGGCAAGCGGCGGTATGACCATGGTTAAAAAAGGCGACAAGATGGTCCCTGACTTTGCTGCTGACGGCAAAGGCAAGATGGCCAAGGGTGGCATCGCCCATAAAGACGTAAAAATGGACAAAGGCATGATGCAAAAAGCCGTGAACAAACACGAAGGCCGTTTGCACAAAGGTGAGTCAATGACCAAGCTGAACATGGGCGGTATGGCCAAGATGATGTCCTCTGGCGGTTCCGCATCCAAACGCGCTGATGGTATTGCAATCAAAGGCAAGACCAAAGGCATGATGATGTCTAAGGGCGGTAAAGCCTGCTAAGGAGTTATTATGAGCGAAGCAGAGCAACGTGCTCGTAAAGAGCAAGAAGACCGCAAGGCACAAGATGCTGCGACTAAGGCGTTTAACGCTGCAAGCAAAACTCCGCCTTCTGACGACCCCCGAGATGGCGTCCGAGGACAAAAAGGTTATGCCAAAGGCGGCGCAGTTTCGGCTTCCCGCCGTGCAGACGGAATTGCCAAGCGCGGCAAAACCAAAGGCAGGATGATCTGACATGATGTCCAGTCGCGGCATGGGGGATATCGCCCCCTCTAAAATGCCCAAGGGTGTCAAGAAAGCCCGACGGGATGACACCGACTTCACGCAGTACAAAGAGGGTGGAAAAGTAAAATCCAAAGTAAATGAGGCGGGTAACTATACCAAGCCCGGTTTACGTAAACGGATTTTTAACAGCGTCAAAGCTGCGGCAATTGTTGGTACTGGCGCAGGGCAATGGTCGGCCCGTAAAAGTCAAGTACTAGCAAAACGATATAAAGCTGCTGGGGGCGGGTATCGTGACTAAGTGGTCTGAAAAGCGCAAGAAGTCTATAGACTGCGATAACCCAAAAGGTTTTTCGGAGAAAGCACACTGCGCAAGTAAGAAAATGGCCGGGGGTGGATTGGCTAAACCGCAACAGTCCCTTAAAGATTGGACAAAAGCTGATTGGGGCACCAAAAGTGGTAAAAAATCTTCTGAAACTGGTGAGCGATACCTTCCAAAAGCTGCGATCAAAAGTCTCAGCCCTGCTGAATACGCTGCGACGACGAAAGCCAAACGGGCAGGAAAAGCCGCCGGAAAACAATTCGTAGCCCAGCCCAAAAAGATAGCAAAGAAAACAGCAGGTTTTAGATAATGGCAAAAACTACTGGTACAACAGCATTCAATCTGGACATGAATGACCTCATTGAAGAGGCGTTTGAGCGTTGCGGCCAGGAACTTCGTACAGGATATAACTTTCGCACTGCTCGGCGTTCATTGAACTTGCTGACAATTGAGTGGGCCAATCGGGGACTTAACTTTTGGACCGTAGAGCAAGGCCAGATTCCCATGGTTACTGGGCAAGCAATTTATCCTATGCCAACAGACACCATCAATCTTTTGGATATGGTAATTCGGCAAAATAACAGCACAACCAATCAAACCGATATCAACATCAGTGGCATATCAGAGTCTACTTATATGAGCGTGCCCAATAAATTGGCGCAGGGTAGGCCCATCCAGGTTTGGTTCAACCGCCAGTCAGGTCAAGAAAACGTAACAGCTGTTACACTAGCCGCCACAATCAGCGCAACGGCTACGACCATCACAGTGTCTAATGTTTCTGCTCTTGCAACGGCTGGATTTATCAAGATCGGTACTGAGACAATTAGCTACCCCAACGTTAATCCAGTAACAAATCAACTGCTTAATTGTGCTCGTGGGCAGAACTACACCACGGCAGCAGCTCACACAAGCGGTGACGCTATTTCAGTCCAGAATTTACCCGCTATTAACGTATGGCCAACCCCTAATGCACCGGGCGATCAGTACATGTTTGTGTATTACCGCATGCGCCGCATTCAAGATGCTGGCTCTGGTGTAACAGTGCAGGATATTCCGTTCCGTTTTATTCCCTGCATGGTGGCTGGTTTGGCGTATTTACTCAGTATGAAATTACCCAATGTAGATCCAGGTAGGGTTGGTGGGCTAAAGGCGGAATACGAACAACAGTGGGACTTGGCGCAAGCTGAAGACAGAGACACTTCGCCGTTGAGATTTGTACCGAGAAACATGAACTATGCCTAATCGTTTTGCATCCGGTAAGTACGCAATTGCAGAGTGTGACCGCTGCTCTCAGCGTTACAAGCTCAAAGAGCTACGGATTCAAACGGTTAAAACCAAGCCTTTTAAGGTCAAGGTTTGTCCCGCTTGTTACGACCCGGATCATCCTCAGCTTCAACTGGGCATGTATCCCGTCAACGATCCGCAGGCCGTGAGAGATCCCCGGCCAGATGTTAGTTTTACAGTGTCAGGACAAAGCGGTTTGCAGATTTTGCAAACCAACAGCGTTGATCCAAATGCGTTTGGCTACCCAGAGGGCGGCAGTAGGATTTTTCAGTGGGGCTACAATCCCGTGGGTGGATCAAGCGGCTTTGACACTGTTTTAACACCAAATAATTTGGTTTTAGGCATAGAACTTGGTACAGTAACGGTAGCAGTCACATAAGGAGTTTGATATGGCAAAGTTTACTCAGAAGGTCAAAGGCAAAGAGATTGGTAGTGCAGAGGTTTATGCAGAACCGCACACCGGCACAAAAGCAGGTGTTGATATCAAAAACAGCGGATACGATGGCGGAAGCCGGTATACGGCAGAAGACGTGCGTATGTCTGTTGGCAACATTCGCTCTAAGCCTTACAAGGAACCAAAGTCGGATGGCATTGTGACCCGTGGTAACGGAGCGGCCATAAAAGGCATTACAGCCAGAGGCCCAATGGCGTAAGGTCAAAAACATGAACTACGCTGAACTTGTTGCTGCTATTGAGTCCTATACGGAAAATAACTTTCCGGATATAACTTTGGCCGATGGTTCTACGGAAACAACGACCGAGCAGATCAACCGCTTTATTCAACAGGCGGAAAAACGCATTTACAACACGGTTCAATTTCCATCATTGCGGCGTAACGTTACAGGAACAGTCACTGTAAACAATAAATACTTGGCATGCCCCAACGATTTTCTATCTGTGTTTTCTTTGGCCGTAGTAGATGCTGCTGGTGCTTATGAGTTCTTGCTTAATAAGGATGTCAACTATATCCGTCAAGCATATCCAACTCCAACAGATACCGGTTTTCCAAAACACTATGCGCTGTTTGGCTCACAGTCGATTGATCCCAATGAATTAACTTTTATTTTGGGACCAACACCTGATGGTACTTATGTAACCGAGTTGCACTACTTTTATTACCCCGAGTCTATTGTTACTGCGAGTACAACCTGGTTGGGTGATAACTTTGACCCTGTTTTATTGTATGGATCACTGGTTGAGGCATACACGTTTATGAAGGGCGAGTCTGACATGATGGCCCTGTATGACGGAAAGTACAAAGAAGCTCTTGGTCTTGCCAAACGTTTGGGTGATGGTTTGGAGCGTCAAGACGCTTATCGGTCAGGTCAATTCAGACAGGCGGTGACTTGATGGCTTTTACCGGCAACTTTTCTTGCAATACGTTACGTAGCGGAATGGCTAATGGAACAATCAATTTGACCACAGACACTTTTCTATTGGCTTTGTACACCAATGCCGCAACGCTTAATCAGACAACAACAGCGTATACCGCAAACGGTGAAGCAACAGGTGGAAACTACACACCAGGCGGCATCCAAGTGGCGGCAACTGTGAGTTCAGAATTAACGGTCAATGGCAGCGTCATTTTTGTATCATTTGCAAATGCAAGTTTTACGGGGGCTATCACGGCGCGAGGTGCTTTAATTTATAAAGCCGGAGCAAATGGCGCTGTATGCGTATTGGATTTTGGTGGAGACAAGATATCTACCAACACTTTTGTCGTGCAGATGCCCGCCAATACCAGCACGTCTGCACTTATTAGATTAATCTGAGGACACATCATGCTTATCACCACCACCAAAGGTCCAATGGACGACTCCTTGCTAGAGAAGCGCGAGGGCTTACTGGACAATGACAATGAGCGAACTACATGGGTTGAGTATTGGATGGGCGAAGAACTTGTTCACCGCTCGGCGCATGTGGCATTGAAACAAACACTGACACACCTTGCTGCGGAAGCAGCATCCATTGCATAAGGAAATACCATGGCAAACACCCAAAGCATGTGCACCTCGTTTATGGGCGAGTTGATGACCGCAACCCATAACTTTGGGACGGCACCCACCCGTGGAACAAGCGCAGCGGATGCGTTTAAAGCAGCCCTGTATTTGACCTCGGCAACGGTCAATGCGGCTACCACGGCCTACTCGGCTTCAAATGAAGTCTCGGGTACAGGCTACACGGCAGGCGGCGTGGCAGTTACGATTGCAAACCCCCCTACGGCAACAAACAGTTCAGCGACTGCGGGCGTAGCGTTCTTCACGCCATCAGCGTCCATCACGTACACCACCGTGACACTGAGCACAGCGTTTGATGCGGTGCTGATCTACAACTCTACGCAGTCCAATAAAGCTGTGAGTGTCCACACGTTTGGTAGCCAGACCATCACGGCAGGCACCTTCACGTTGACGATGCCGACGAACAACACATCAACCGCGTTGTTGCGCTTGAGCACAACCTAACGCTCATGGCTCTTGGGTGGGGCGACAATGCGTGGGGTGATAACGGATGGGGCGGCACACTTGAAGCAGTAGGTGTACCGGCTGCTGGCTCCGTTGGGACTGTTGCGCCTTCTCGTACTGTAGCCCTCTCTGGAGTTGGAGCTGTTGGCGCGGTCGGGGATGTTGTAGAGACAAACAGCCCAACAGAAGACGGGACGTTTGCCTCGGGCGCAGTTGGAACGGTAGAGAGCAGCAGAACCCTTGCAATCACTGGCGTAGGCGGATCAGGGGCGGTGGGTACGGTAGACCACAGCAAAGAGGCGGCGGTAACAGGTGTAGAGGCCACAGGACAGGCGGGATCAGTCTCTAGGGGGGCAACGCTGCTGGACCTGATTGGGGTCACGGCCACAGGGCAGATCAGTTCGTTAGGGGTGGAGCGGGACACGCTGGTATCAGGTGTTGAAGCAAGCGGGCTTTCGGGCACGGTTGTCCAGTCTTTTGCCGTGGACGTATCCGGCGTGTTTGCGATGGGCTTGGTATCTCAGGTCATTGTCCCGCTCGGCTCGGATGAGGCAGTGGGAGAGGTTGGCACTGTGATCAGTGTACTGACCATAGCTTTGACTGGTGTGGGCGCGGCAGGTGCAGTAGAGGCAATAGCAGTGGACCCTCGGGTTTTGGGCTTAACAGGGGTATTGGCGACGGGCAGTGTGGGTGATGTAATTGCTGTGTACTGGAAACCAATAGATGACACGCAAGTACCTAACTGGCAAAATATCACCAACACGCAGGGGTCCGGCTGGACAGATGTGAACGATACACAAGTGCCAAATTGGCAAGACATTCCAACATAAGGAAATAACATGGCAAGCACGTATTCAGACCTTAAATTTGAGCTGATTGGCACAGGCGATCAGTCCGGTGTTTGGGGCACCACGACCAACGACAACATCGGCACGGCCATTGAGCAGGCGCTGGTTGGGCTTGGTAATCCCATTTTCACCACTGATGCCAACCTGACGATTAGCCTGACCAACACGGTTGCTCTACAGACAGCGCGGGCCTTGGTCCTCAACGCTACGTCTTCGGGCAGCTTGACCGCAACCCGAGAGCTGGTGGTGCCGACCATTGAGAAGCAGTACATCGTCCAGAACAACACCACGGG